ACATTTGATAATCGAAAGTCTATGGACTTTAATACTTTTCACCGTGTGCGTGAAAATTATTTCGAGAGACTGAAACCTTATGAAGTTCACATGCTGCTGGGCAACCACTGCACGTATTACAAGAACACCAATCGCATCAACTCACCAGAACTTCTTCTGGAGCAGTATAAGAACATCAATATCTATGCTGAACCTAAGGAAATTCTCATGGGTAAGAAGAAATTCCTGATGCTTCCTTGGATCAACAAAGAGAATCAGGAAGAAGTATTTGGTTTGCTTGAACGAAGTGAAGCAGATATCTGCTGTGGTCATTTAGAATTGACAGGATTTGAAATGATTCCTGGTTTGACTATGGATCATGGAATGGATGCTGGATTGTTTCATAGGTTCAAGCGTGTGTGGTCTGGACATTTTCATCATAGATCTAAGAAGGGCAATGTTCAGTATCTTGGAAACCCTTATCAGATGTATTGGAATGATTATAAAGACCGTCGCGGATTCCATATCTACGATACTGAAAGTGATCGACTTGAGTTTATCCCAAATCCCTACGAGATCTTTGACAAAATCATCTATGACGACACAAGTGTGGACTACAACAAACAAGATGTGTCTTGTTATAAGGACAAGTTCCTCAAGATCGTCGTTGACAGAAAGCAAGACTACCAAATGTTTGAAACATTGGTTGATCGTCTTTACAACGTAGGTGTCCATGATGTAAAAATCATTGAGACTTTAGTTGACGCAGATACCCAAGAAGATTTAGAAGTATCAACAAAAGATACTTTGACTCTTCTAAATGATTACATTGATGAGGTAGAGATGTCCGTAGAGAAATCTGATTTGAAGAATCTCATGAGATCTCTATATATTGAAAGTTGTAACGTTGTCTGACATGTTCATCGTAACTCTAGAGAATCATCCAGACGGCGTTTACTCCGTCTTTGACCAAGAAGATGATAGGGTCATTCCTATCTTTGAAGAAGAGGACGATGCTGTACGCTATCATATGATGCTAGAGGATGATGAAGATTATCCACCAATGCAAATAGTGGAAGTTGACGACCATGTTATAATTACAGCATGTCAAGAACGAGGGCACAAGTTCTCTATCATCACAGCTGACGATTTTTTGATACCCCCTGACGATCCCGAGGAATGATTATTTTTAAGAAAATCCGTTGGAAGAATTTTCTGTCCACGGGTAATGTATTCAGTGAAGTTGATTTACGAGCATCTAAAACCAATCTAATTATCGGTAGCAACGGAGCAGGTAAGAGCACCATTTTGGATGCTCTTACTTTTTCTTTGTTTGGAAAACCGTTTCGTAAGATCAACAAACCGATGCTACTGAACAGTATCAATGAGAAAGATCTTCTTACTGAGATTGAGTTTTCTATAGGAAAGCAAGAATATAAAGTTGTTCGTGGTATCAAACCAAACAAGTTTGAGATCTATTGCAATGGTCAGTTGTGGAATCAAGAAGCATCTGCTGTAGATCAACAGAAAAATTTTGAGGCAAATGTCCTCAAGATGAATTTCAAATCTTTCACTCAGATTGTTGTTCTTGGTTCTTCTACATTCATTCCTTTCATGCGTTTGCCTTTGGCACAGCGTAGGGATATTATTGAAGACATCCTTGACATTCAGGTTTTCTCTACCATGAATGTTCTACTGAAGGATAAGGTGAGGGAAAATAATGAAGAGATCAAAGACTTAGATTATCAAGTTCATCTTCTGGAAGATAAGATTGATCTTCAGAAGAAGTATATGTTGGAACTGGAGAACAAAACAAAAGAAGAGATTGTTCGTAAAGAAAATAAAATCTCTGAATTGTTACAGAATGAAAACGAAAGTCACCAAGAGATTGCGCGTCTGTCTTCTGAAGTCGAAAAATATTCTGAAGATATGAAAGAGTTGTCAAACTGTGCAACAAAACTAAAGAAGTTGAACACTTTTCTTTTAAAGATACAAAGTAAGTTATCTTCTTGTAAAAAAGAACATGATTTCTTTTCAGAAAATCACGTCTGTCCAACTTGTACACAAGAGTTAGATGAAGATTTTAGACAAGAAAAGATAAATGAGGGTTCGGACAAGCTAACTAGTTTGAATACTGGTGTAGAAGATCTTCTTTTAGAAATAGGAAAAGAAGAAGAACGTCAGCATAAGTTTACTAAATTATCTAATCAGGTCATGCAGTTCAATGCATCGATCAGTCAGTCTAATTTTCAGATCACTTCTATTCGTAAAACGATTTCGGATATTGAACAAGAGATTAAAGAACTGGAAGGTAGCAACCCAGACAAGAAAGCAGAGTTTGTCAAACTTGAAGGTTTGATTTCTGAAAAGAAAACTTTGAATAAGGATATTGCTAATTCAAAGAAAGACCGAGATGTTTTAACAACAGCATCACATCTACTAAAAGACAACGGGATCAAGACCAGGATTATCAAGACCTACTTGCCTGCGATGAACCAGTTGATCAATCAGTATCTCCAGCGTATGGACTTTTATGTCAACTTTACACTAGATGAGAGTTTTCAGGAGATAATCAAGTCTAGATATCGTGATGTATTTTCTTATGATAGTTTCAGTGAAGGAGAGAAATCTCGTATTGATATCGCTCTGCTGCTTACTTGGCGTTCTATTGCTAAGCTCAAGAATTCTGTGGATACTAACCTTTTGATTCTCGATGAGATCTTTGATAGTTCACTCGATCAGCAAGGTGGTACTGATCTTGGTTGGATCCTCCGTAATTTCGATTCTAACACTAACGTGTATGTTATCTCTCATAGAGACAATCTAGAAGGAAAATTTGACAGGACAATCACAGCAGTAAAAGAAAAGAACTTTAGTCATCTGGTTGAGTCAGCAGACGAGACAGTTGACTAACTGGACTAAGGGGACCTTCGGGTCCCCTTTTCTTGTATATACTAATGGCATCAACGCAAGAGAAGCATGTCAACCCAAGAAATCAAAGGTAACCTCGCCCGCTTGCTGGCAACCGAGAACCTGATTGTGGAGAACCGCAAGGTTTCTACAGCATCGTTTGACGTTGAGCGCCGTGTCCTTACTTTGCCGAATTGGGACCGTGCTTCCAGCATCGTCTATGATATGCTAGTGGGTCATGAGGTAGGTCATGCTCTGTTCACTCCTAACGAAGACTGGACTGCTAAGCATGACTGTCCTAAGGACTTCATCAATGTGATTGAGGATGCTCGCATCGAGAAACTGATGAAGCGTAAGTATCCTGGTCTGCGTAAGTCTTTCGCTGGTGGATACAAAGAACTGAACGATGCTGACTTCTTTGGTATTGAAGGTGAAGATTTCAACACCTTCAGTTTGATCGATCGTATCAATCTCCACTTCAAGGTTGGTGCCAGCGCCATGATTCCTTTCTCTATTGAGGAGCAAGTGTTTGTTGCTCGCACTGATGTTGCTGAGACTTTTGAAGAAGTCTGTGAGATTGCTGTTGATGTGTATGAGTTTTCTAAGCAAGAGAAGGTAGAAGACGTTCCTCCTCCTGCTGCTCAGCAGGGTGAAAGTGAAAGTAACGATGACGAAGAACCTGAGCAGCAAAAGTCTGAAGCAACTGAATCTTCTCAACCTGAAGCAGGCACTAACAATGCTGGTCCGATTCAGAATTTTGATGATGATCTAGAAGAAGAGGAAGAAGTAGAAGGTGCTGCTGGTGGTGAAACTTCTGAAACTCAAAGTAACTTTGATCGTGCTGCTGAGAAACTGACTAACAAGTGGTCTAATAATCCTGTCTACGTTGAGATCCCCGAGAGTGTGGATCTCCCCACCTATATTGCTGACTGGACTGAAGTCCATGACTGGATTGATGAGTATCGCAACAACTTCCTTGCTGGTGGTGATGGTATCGATCGTTCAGATCGCTACGATGCTGTAGATAAATCTTACAGGGAGTTTCGTAAGCAGTCGCAGAAGGAGGTAAACTACCTTGTTAAAGAGTTTGAGTGCCGTAAGTCTGCTGACGCTTACGCTCGTGCTGGTCAATCTAAGACTGGTGTGCTTGATACTTCAAAGTTACATACTTATCGCTATAACGAAGACATCTTCAAGAAAATAACTGTGTTGCCTGATGGCAAGAACCATGGTCTCCTGTTTCTTCTTGACTGGTCTGGTTCTATGCAGTATGAATTGATGGCAACTGTCAAGCAAGTTCTGAACCTGACTGCATTCTGCAAGAAAGTTCAGATTCCATTTGAAGTTTATGCATTCACTAACGAGTGGACACTAGCAGAACGTGCTATGTCAGGTGATACTAGTTATGAAGACTATTCATATCCTGGTCTGACTAAGAATGAAATCTACTTGCATGAAGGACGTTTTCACTTGATGAACTTTGTTTCTTCTCGTTCTAATGCTCGTGACTATGAGCGTATGTGTAAGAACTTGTTCCGTGAAGCTTCTATCTACACACAATATTCTAGTTACTCTCAGACTCTTGGTTGCCAACTTTCTGGAACTCCTTTGAATGAAGCAATTGTCATGATGAACTACATCATTCCTGACTTCAAACAAAAGAATGATTTGCAGAAAGTTAACCTCTGCATCCTGTCTGATGGAGAAGGTTGCTCTGCAGGATATGGTCATGAGATCTATGTAGATCACAAAGATGAGTATCGTGTTGTGCCTCGTCGCATTGATTGGTATCAAGTTCTTCGTGATCGTAAGACTGGTCGCACCTATTCACAATTTGAATATGACAATGTAACTAACACTTTCATTCAACAATTGCGTGATCGTCACCCTGAAGTAAATGTAATCGGTTTCCGTATTCTTGCTGGCAGTCAACTCCAAAGTTTTGTTGGTAAGTATGCATCTTACGAAGGATACGGTGCTATTCAAAAGCAATGGAAGAAAGAGAAGTCTGCTATCATTTCTAATACAAAAGCATTCACAGCTCTTTATGCAATCTCTAATAACTCTTTGAATCAATCAACTGAGTTCAACGTTGAGTCTGGTGCTAAGAAGGGAGAGATCTCTCGTGCATTTAAGAAGATGCTCGGTAGCAAGTCCACCAACAAAAAACTGCTCAACTCATTCATTGAGTATGTCAGTTGACAAACTGGTCCATGGGTGTCCCACAAGGCACCCATAACCCTTATACTATATTCATACAAAACAAAAGACCAATGCCTTTCGCTCCCGTTCCCGTTTCAACTGACGATCTCGTTTCTTACCTTACCGACAAGTGCGGTACTGAGGTCAACACCAAGCAACTGTTTGAAGCATCTGAGCACTTCAACTGTTCTCTCGCTACTGTCAAGAAGCGTCTTAAAGATTACAAGCAAGGTATCGGTAAGTGGAACCTGACTGTTCAGGAAAAACTTGAGAAGACTTATCAAGCACCTGCTGCTGCTCCTGCTGTTGAGCAAGACCTCGTTCCTTCCAAGGACGACAACTATGTGCCTTTTGGTAACTTCACTGACGTGAAGAAAATCATTCAGTCTGGTATCTTCTACCCGACTTTCATCACTGGTCTCTCTGGTAACGGTAAGACTTTCTCTGTTGAGCAAGCATGTGCTGCTCTAAATAGGGAGTTGATTCGCGTTAACATTACCATTGAAACCGACGAGGATGATCTTATTGGTGGGTTTCGTCTTGTTGATGGCAACACTGTTTGGCATAACGGACCCGTCGTGGAAGCTCTTGAGAGGGGAGCTGTGCTGCTTCTAGACGAGGTTGACTTGGCATCTAACAAGATCCTGTGCCTGCAATCTGTACTGGAAGGTAAGGGAGTCTTCCTCAAGAAAACTGGTCGCTACATTCAACCTGCTGCTGGTTTCAACGTTATTGCTACTGCCAACACCAAGGGTAAGGGATCTGATGACGGTCGCTTCATCGGCACCAACGTTCTGAACGAAGCATTCCTTGAGCGTTTTGCACTGACCTTTGAGCAAGAGTATCCGACTCCTGCTACTGAGAGTAAGATTCTGCTTCGTGTTGCTGCTTCTGTTGGTAAGCATGACGAAGAGTTCTGCACTAACCTTGCTAACTGGGCAGATATCATCCGCCGCACTTTCAAGGATGGTGGTATTGACGAGGTAATTTCTACTCGTCGTTTGGTTCATATCATGCGAGCATATGCCATTTGGGGTGATCGCATGAAAGCAATCAAAGTTTGTGTGAACCGTTTCGATGATGAGACTAAGCAGTCGTTCATCGAATTGTATGATAAAATTGATGCTGACGTTTCTACGGAGGAAGAAGATGCCACAAACCAGGACTGATAAGTACCACGGTTATGTCAACCATCTTGCCACTCTTGACAGTGGCAAGACTGTTAGGATCTTAGGTGGCGAAGGTCTGAAGTTGTTTGTCAAAGACCTTGACGGCAACGTTGAAGAATGCTACCATGATAATCTACGCCTTATTTGGGATCGCTGAATGGCATTTAAATACAATGAAGATGCTCTACTCAATGAGCTACGTGACTATATTTCTGGAACCTATAATCAACATTACTCTGCTGGCAATGACAGTATTCAAACGTTAGACTTGATTGAAGCATGTGGTGATGCAGAAGCATTTTGCAGAAGCAACATCCTGAAGTATGCTTCACGCTACGATAAGAAAGGCACCGCTCGTCGGGATATTATCAAGATCCTGCACTACGGTCTCCTTCTCCTACATTTTTCTGACAAGACCTCTGTTACTGAACCCTACAACCAATGAGTAAAGTTATCCTTTCTAAGAAAACTCTCGATGTCCTCAAGAACTTTTCCACAATCAACTCGTCCATCGTATTCCGAAAAGGAAGCACTGTACGCACTATCAGCAATGCAGAGAACATCCTCGCAAAGTTTACTGGCGAAGAAGTATTTCCTACTGACTTCGCAATTTATGATCTCAGTCAGTTTCTTAGCGGTATCTCTCTGTTTAACGATCCTCA